TACTGTTACCACCACCATCAATAGTTGTATCGTTTGCTGCCGGATCAGTAATGCCGGCATCTGATACAGTTACGTTCAAGTCCTGACCTTCGGCAAGAGGGAATCGCTGTACGTTATATGGCAGAGTTGTTCCTGCTGCAATACCGATATCAACCGTTCGCGTTTGGTCGTATGTCTTACCTTGCGTACGAATAAACACAGTAAGAATATCTGTCAGGTTGTTCTGTGCAGAACCATCTGTCAGAGTACCGTTATCAAACGTCTTAACTGCTTGGTTCACCTGACCTGGATAGTCAAATACAATCGGAGCAGTTGTGGTTGGGGCAACAGGAGTACGGTTTGTTGCGTCATAGAAAGCATAGTAAACCTGGTCTTGGTCAGCAGCGCCGATTGTACCAGTCTGTTCGCCGTCAATGTTACCCAGTGTGATAACACCCATGAACTGCTTTTCAAGAGTTGTGTTATCAGCAAGATATTCTCTCCATCCAGCAGTACGAATCAAAGAACGAGATACGTCTGAGTCTGGTTTCCAACCATAACGAAACTCGAACTGCTCAGGTGTAATAGCGATCATTGGGAAAGGATATGAAATCAAGTTCTTACCCTTTGGATCGTCCTTCCACTGTTCTTTTAGGAATGAGTAAAGTGCCTGACCTGTAACACCTGTTTCGTCCAATGTTGGACCAGATGGGGCAGCACTATTGTTTCTTACAATAATGTTCCTTGTACCTGTGTTAATGAAAATATTTTGGGCGCTATCAGTAGCAGCGTCCAAAAGATTGTCTGGATCTACAATTGTTGGCATTTGTTATTATCTCCTTGGTTGCGCAACCATTCAGTTATTTATAACTATGAGAAACTAAAGGACAGTCTATCGTCCCAGATTTTAGTAAATTCGGCAGTTCCATCTGCCCATAATATGTTAAAATCATCACCAACTTCTTCAATTCTTCTTATCCTCCATTTAGAAGCACTTGTTGCTGTTCCTGGTAATGCTTCTCCAATGTAGGTGTAATTTCCTTCAACATCAATAAGTTTGTTATACTTCACTTCTAGTTCCGTTCTAAGTCTGTTTAGAATATCCACAAAACTTTCAGGTCGAAACTTTTGCGTGTTTGGGTCGAATATAAGAATGCTATCGCCGACAACGTTGCTCAACTTTGTCTTTTCAACGTCAGCATTATCCAATAACTTATATGAACCACCTCCACTGATAGAAGAAAGATTCTGTAATCTTTGGTCTACCTTTCTATTTATTTCTTTTTGGCTTTCGGAAATCTTTCTATTGAAATCTTCAAGCAGCGCATCAAATTTTGGGGAATAGTCTGGGGCAGATTCGCCTTGTTCGCCTCTCTCTCCCCTCTCTCCTTGTTCTCCTTGGATTCCCTGCAGACCTTGCGGACCTACGTTGCCTATTGGTCCTTGCGGTCCTGCTGGTCCTGCAGGTCCAGTTTCACCTTTTTCACCTTGCGGGCCAGGAATTCCCTGCGGTCCTTGTGGACCTGTTTCGCCACGAAGTCCAATATCTCCCTTGTCTCCTTTGAGACCCTTCTCTCCTTGTTCGCCCTTGTCTCCTTTGAGACCAGTTAAACCTTGTGGACCTTGTAAACCTCGATCGCCAGTGACGCCTTGTGGACCTTGTTCACCAGTCTCGCCCTTGTCCCCTTTAGGTCCAGCATCCCCGCGCTGACCTTGAATTCCTTGAGGCCCAAGTAAACCTTGCGGACCAGTATCGCCTTTGTCTCCTTTGTCTCCTTTGGCGCCTTTGTCGCTCTTTGTTCCTCGATCGCCTTTAACTCCCTTATCGCCCTTTGGACCTTGCTTTCCCTGTGGGCCGGGAACCCTAGAAAGTTCTTCGATCTGTCTTTGTAAATTCTCGCTTTTCTTCTTAGCGTATGCAACACCAAAGGCAGCAACAACTTCGTTTTCCATTATTAGTTTTGCTCATTATTTAAGAAGTTAATCATTGTTTCATAAAGTTCATCTTGGGGCGTTGGACGATAATGTTCCTTGGCGTCTTGAGCAACCTTTTTCGTTGCATTAGGAGGACTGCCCTCATCGCTATCGTTGTCACCTTCCTTTGCCTTTGGTTCCGGTTTTGGTTCCGGTTTTGGTTCTGGTTTTGGTTCTTGCGGAATATCAAGAGGTTCTTCTTTCTCAAGATCATTTTGCATTTGTTTCAGTTCTTCGTCATTTAACCTCAACACATTGCGCATAATCCATTCTTTGGTATAAAATTCTCCAACAAACGCAGAAATCTCGTTCAACACACCAACTCTTTCTCTGATGATCTCAAGTTCTTTGAGTTCTGTGAAATGATTGTCTCTGACATAAGAAACCTGAATGTCGTTTTTCCAATCTTCCCAGTCATCTTCTGTGATAATGTTCTTAAGAACAAGTTGCTTCTTTAGAATATCAAGAAAAACCTTAGAGAATCTTCTTCGGAGTCTGTCAATAAACTTCTGGAACTTCAATTCGTCTCTTGTTATCTCAGTGGAACGACCAAGCGTGAACTGCGATTCTTGCTCCAGACGATTAAGCGGAACATTCATAGATCGATACAGTTTGCGCTGGAAGTATTCAATGTCTTCAATCTCGCCAAGGTTTTGACCACCAGGAAGATTGCTAACTTCTGTGCCACGACCACCTTCGCGGCGAGGCAACCAGAAATCTTCTAGCATTGACATATGCTTACGGTCATCTTTGATCTGACCTGTGGAAGCATCATAGACAAGTTTGTTTCTATATTTTGTCATGATGCCTTTCATATATTCTTCTGCTTTGCCCGTTGGCATGTTACCAACGTCAATATAAAACAACCGTCTTTCTGGTGCTCTTGACAGACGATAGATAAGCAAAGCATCTTCCATCATCTTCAGCATGTTTAGCGTCTTTAATGATTTGTGCAAATGTGAAAGAACTTTCACCCTTGCTTCGTCCATTAATCCAGAAGTAACATAACTGATTGCTTCGGTTGATATTTTTACTGATTGCTTAACTGGTCCTGCTGACTTTCCTTTTTTGTCGTCATAAATGTAATACTCAACAACCTTGTCGACAATATCAACGCCAGTCTTTTCGTCTTTTTTGTACTTGACTTGCTTGTGCTTTCTTATCTTTGTTGAGTCAATGTGACGAATTTCTTGAATGCCTGCTTTTAGGTTCTTTTCGTCAACAAGCAGGTGGTGAACAATTCGACCATCAATGTACCATGAACGGAATATCTCATGTCCAATTTCGTTGAACTTCAACATTCCGACAACATTGTCGAATTCTTCGGTGATTTGTTTTTTGATTTTATCAGATATTTCTGCATCTGCCATAGAGATTTCTACAGAGGATGTTAGTTCTGATGCAGAAATTGCTTCGTTGGTTATTTCTTCAACTGCAGCGTCAACTTCTGGGTGCATTGCTGCACCTCTGTAACGCATAATTTGTTCTTTGGAATCTTTGGCGGGTTCGCCGCCAGTGTTCAAATATTGCCCATAGAATCCACCATTAAGACCTGATACAGTAACATATCCCTCGCCATCTTCGTCTGTGGGAGGAACAACAGATTTTAATTTACTTTCTTCACTCTCTTGCTTCTTAGACCGTTTGATTTCAAATCCGAAAAGTTTGAGAATGGAATCTTGGGTATCTTCCATAATGTTTTCCTAATGAATAAAAGGGACTCTCAATTAAGAGAGTCCCAATTATTTATACAACTTCTAAGACGTTAGTCTATGAAGTTGTGTTTGACTCCCAGTACTGGACTTGGAACTCGACAGTGAACTCTTCAATTGTGTCGTTGGTATCCCAACTAACTTCAATCTCAGAAACATTAGAAGGGAAACAACCTCTGAAGTCATACTTCTTGAGAGTCGAACCATCTTTGTCAAGTTGTTCTACCAAGAGATCTGCTTGATATTCAACGGGGTCAACACGACCAGTATTTCTCTTGTGTTCGTTGATACCGTTCATCCATCTCTCGAAAGAATTTCTTACAGTAAAGTCTGTGTCATTGATGATTGTCACGGTCCATGGATCGAAAGTGCGATCGCCGCCGACTTTCAATACACGTCCTCTGAACGGAACTTCAATAACGCCGACCTGAGAAGCAGGAAGCGCCGCCGCCTTACACATAAAAGACGTTTCTTCAACTGCACCCTCGGCATAGCCAGGAAAGTTAAGAGTTGCCTTAAAGAGATTGGGACGAGCACCACCGCCTTGCAGTTTTGCTTTAAAATCATCTACGCCTAAAATTGCCATTTATTATTCTCCTTATACCGTTCCGACTACTTCGCTGAAATCAACGCCAGATCGAACAGCAACAAAGTTCAGAAGAACAAAGTTGATTGAACGCGCTGGTTTAACGAAAACGTCAAACACAAACTCGTTGCGGTCAACAACAGCGGCAGTATTGTTAGTTTCGTCGCAGACAACTCGGAAGTCAGTAATACCTCTCTGACCCTGAATCTGTCTCAAGAACGGTTCTACAATACCAACGAATTCTGCTCTTGTGAATTCATCGTTGAATTCGAACATAACGTTCTGCGCAGCAGCAGAAATTGCTCTTTCGATTGTCAAGAACAAACGACGAACATTGATTCTGTCAAATGCTGACGGACGAGACTCTTTTGTCTTGTCGCCAAACAGAACGACACCTTGTCCTGGAAGATTAACAACTGGGTTAATTCCATTCTTGTACAATGTATCCCTTTGCGATTTAGTAGCTGAGTAAGCTAACGAAGTGACACCAAGATAATTACCTCGACGGTTTCCAGCAGGGGAGAACCATGAAGCAGCAACAGCATCGGTGTTTGCCATAGTACCTGCAGTGCTTGCAGCAGCAGGAATGTAAACATACTGATCGTTGTACTTGTCGTACACTTTCAGATAGTTGTTATCAACAAACAGGTAAGAAGATGAAGTCAAGGTATCTGCAAACGCAACAGTGTCAGTGACAATGCTTGCAGCAGAGTTGTTAACAACAGATGCTCTGTTAGGTGATGCAATTGCTACACAGTCCTTACGAACTGTACTTGCTGTTGCAACCAGATCATTAACAACTGTAGTCTGATCTGCTTTTGCGGACATTCCAGGAGCAATCAGGAAGTCAACAGTAATTTCTTCAACGTTTTCGAATTTATCGAACCCAAGAAGATATTCTGCAGTTCCCAAAGCACCGCTGTTTACGCCTGCACTCAGAGAGTATGTCTTAACAGAACCATCTGTAAGCAGGAAGTTTGTGTTCGCTGCGTTAGTATCTTCTGTGAAAGAACCGGCTGCTGCGTCAGAATCTTGGTTTAGACTAACTGCGTGGATATATTCAGAACGCTGGTTGATAACATCCAGAACGAAGTTGTTTGAACCGTCTGTAGTTTTTGCGTCTTTTGCCGCAGAAACAAACGGATATACTTCAAGGATTGCGCCAGGAGTACCAGAAATGTCGCCGTCATCGTCAAGAACGATAACATGCATTTCGTCGTTTGAACCACTTACGCCAGAAGCGTAAGAAGAAGTTCCTGGTGCTGCGTCAAATTCATCGTTATATGTCCATCCATCATACGCAGAATCAGCTGCGTTTGCTGGACAAATCTGAACGCTGATGCTGTTACCAGCAGCGCCTGCATATCTTGCCACAAAAGTGTGACCGTCAGAGTCTAGTGCGCTTTTTTGTACCTCAAATGCTTCGTCGTTCTTAACAAGAACTGCAGCAGATGCCTGACTAGCAGCATCATACGCATTTTTTGCTGACGCATCAGCGCCGCGAACAACATAAAGACTTTGAGAGTAGCGCAAAAATGAAGCCGCTGACAAAAAGTCAACAGCAGTTGTTTGCGTTGGTGTTCCGAATCTTTGGACCAGAATTCCTTCGTTAGAAACAAGGACTGGTTCTTCGACTGGGCCCCAACTAAAGTCGCCTACATATGCACCAATAGATGTTTGAATTGCAGGAACTACACCTGTCAAATCAACTTCTCTAGTGATGATAGCTGGCGATAAACTTGTGT